TTCTGCAAATAAATCCTGTTTAACAAAATCATCCATGCTGCTAAAAACTAGCCTGTCATTCTGTATGATTTTAAACTTGCTTTTGCTTACCCCTTTTCCCTCAAAGTAGCTTAGGATTTCATCATCCTTTTCTGTATGGCTGCATGAAAGCTGCAAAGTTTCCACCGGTGCAGGTTCCTGTCCTATGTTCTCAGGGGTTATTATATCATTTTTATTAGGCAATCCGATCAAGCTTCGGAGTTCGTTTACATCCATGCTCTCGACTACCTTGGTAGCAATCAAAGGGGATAGGCTGTTTAATGAGTTGATGATGTCCTGAGTTCCTGCTGATTCTTTCTTCTCTATAGGTGCAAGGCCTAGCTTCTCCCGGATTTCGTCCTGAGTCATGTTAGCTGATATGATCGCTTCTGAGAATTCAAAAGAGATAGGCTCTGTAGGTTTTAATTCTAGATCAGCTATGATGTCATTGAACTTGAATAGGTAGTTTACAACTTCCTCAAGTGCCCGCTGCTTAGCGTTTACATAGGTGTTCTGGAATAGCTGATAAGACTCTCTCATTTCAGATCTGCCCCCTAATTGGCCTTCGGTTTTAATTCCAAAAAGCATTGGGCTTGTGATCTTGTGACCGCTAAAAATTTCAGTTTGAACAGTCAAGTTCAAAAGGTCAAAGTGTTTATCTAATTCCGTGCCTGATAGATCAATTATAGAAGGCTCATTCTCTTTGCTATCGTTAAACGCTAGCATGAATTTACCTGCGTTTTTAGATCCGCTGAATTTGTTCTGGAATTGTCGCTCAATTCTATCCTCTTCCTCTTGGCTTACCTTTCCTCCATTCAAGTTAATCAACTTGCTAGAGAACATGCCGTTGTTGATCGTGTTTAAGTGGTACTCACCTATGCTGATATCTAGTTCAATATAGCTTATTGCACCACGGTAATCAGGAAGGGAATAGGTATTCACCCCTGCACGATATTCTTTAAAGTAAAGTATTTGCGATCCTGTAGGATTGTTGGGATCAAATGCCGGGTAAGTTTCGTAGTCAGGTCTAGGGTTTACGTTGTCATTCTTGATCCAATTGTCAGAGACATAAAACTCGCTATTATCTGCGTTCGTTCTTACCTTGTAATAATCTACATGGTAAAGTTCTGCAATCTCCCCTGTGGCCTTTGTCCATATCACCTGAAGGTAATATCCCCCGAAGATAGTTAAGTCTGTGACAAGCTTATTAGTTACCTCATTTAGGCTTTCTCGCTTTGTGTTTACCTTATCAATAATCCCGAAAGCTTTCGCCTTCTGCATTTCGTCCTCAGCCTTCACCGTCCACCCGTTTCCGCAGATGTAGTCTACCTTCCCGGTTACGATTGCGTTATGCTTTGCGCTGTTATTGTAGATCCTGAGCAGGTAGTTTGGGTAGTCATTCCGCTCCCCATAAAAAATATAATCTTTTCCTTTTACTTCTTTGTAAATGGGTAGTGGTACATCGTCAAATTTTAGGAATTTTATCATGTTGTGGTATAGGTTTTATAGTCACCGTTATAGCCGTTGTATCTAACTACCCCGGAGGTGCTCAAGTTAGGTGCCGTAAGTTGCATTTTTCCCGTAGCGATAATTTCAGCACCGCTTCCTGATTGGGTTACGTTGTACCTCCAGAAGCCGATTGTTCTATTCTGAAAGTTTGCTGTGGTGATTGCAAATTTTGATACACGATCTTTGAATGTGCTAATATCCGTTAAGGTCAAGGTCACTTCCTCATTGGTTACCTCATGTTTAAATTTAAAGATATAGACATTGCTATTCGTTTCCCTCTTATCTGTAAGGGTTACATAAATAGAAGAATTAGCCCCCTGTGGTATTGCGATCATATCCTTAAATACAAAAACCCTGTAGGATGTACACAAAAAAAACACCCCCAGAATCGAGGGTGCTTTCACATCTAACCTATAAACCAAATATTAGACGATAGGAATAACCGCAGTCACTTTAGGGCAGAGTTCCTTTTCGTTACCTGTAAAGGTCAAAGTGTATCCTGATCTATCACCGAAAGCAGTACCTGAAGCACTTCCTCCACCTGTTAAATCCAAACCATTACCTATTCCCAAAAACCAATTTTCCCCGTTATTATCTACGGCAATAGCTGCAACTCTGTTTTTACCCAAAAGAATAATTTCGTTTCGAGTATTTACTTGCAATTTGTTAAGAACAATTTCGAGTGTTTGGGCATAGAAAATAGTACCATTCTGTACGTTGGTATTTACAGCCTCTGCGAAGTTAGAAGATTCTTTTACAAGGTCATATCTGTAAAACTTCTTACCTGCATCCATAGTCAAAGTAGTGACTACTCCAGCTGCTACAGTTACCACGTTCAAATCTTCATAAGGTGCAAAATATACGGCTACTAAACCGCCTACGCTATCTTTGCAATCAAGCGTATAACTCTGAGTTAAAGCACAAGGCATATTTTATTTATTTAATAAGTGAAGGGGAAGACGCCACCATCTTCCCCGATTTTATTTAAGAAGCCTTCTGCCAGAATACTACCTGATCAGTGAATGCTATCTGTACACCCATCTTGAATTCTACTACGAATCTCATTTCGTCAGCCTCTTTGGCATAGAACAGTTCGAAACGATCTTGCTCGTTCAAAAGGTCAGTACCTAAGTACATATTTGACATTGAAAGTCCGAAAAGGTAATCAGTTCCGTTCAATCCGTTAACTCCTATCAACTTTACGTTTGTTCCCGGAATTACTAGTTCCATGTTAGCTGCATCTACAGGGTAGTGGAACAAGTTTGCAGTTCTTAAAGCAAGGATATACTCTCTGAAAGTATCATTACCGCAGAAGATCACTACATCTGTTTTGTCCAAAAGTTCAGCAGGAAGGGCAGCAAATACTGCATCTACAACTGCGATAACATTGGCAGTAGTCAAGGTAGTTACGTTAGCAGAGTTTCCATTGATTGGATCACCTGCACCACCAAAACCTAGTGCGCTGATAATTGTACCAAAGCCATTGAACTTGTTAAGCTGAGCGTTACCAGAAGCGGTATTACCTTGCCAAATTGCAGTCTCAAGAGCAGCACCAATTCTTTCTACTTTCTGCGCAGAATATTCCTGAGCGTAAGCCATATAATCGTAGGTAGATCCTTCTCTCAAAGCCTTTTGAGTGTACTTTGCTTCGAAAGTCTTAGGGCAGATTGATTCCTGAATTTTGATCTTTCCTACAGTGATGGTTCTCTGTGTGATAGTAGTTGTACCACTAGAGTTGAATCCGCAAGTGCCACCTGCTTGGAATACAGCGTCTGTAGTCATGATGTTGATAGTCTCAGATGATTTGATACCCACCTGAACATTGCCTAGTGCTTCGATCAAAGAAGCAGTTTTTGCTGAGAAGATAGCAGCTGAAGTAAGCTGCAATTCATTCTCCTTCACATAGTTCGTTAATGCTGAAAGGTCTAATGCCATTGTCGTTTATTTTTTAAGTGTTGAAAATGCTTTTTGAAGGTTGTTATACCTATCGTTTTTTTCTGTTTTTAATTGCTTAGCGAATTGGTTAGGAGCAGTGATTGCTTTGTCACTTGGCTCTTTTGCAAATGATTCAAGAACTTGAGCAGATAGTTTTACTGCTTCTTTCATGTCTTCTGCTTTGTCTTCCATCGCCTTAACTTTTGCGCTTAGTTCTTCTACCTTTTTTTCAAGGTAACCCATGGCTTCTTCTACTTTGGCCATTGCTTCATCCTTCTTAGGTTCTTCAACTGCTACTTCGGATGCTTCGATTTCAATTTCTACTTCTTTTTCTTCTGCTTTTTTAACCTCAGCAATTTTCCCTGCTTCAGTTACGATTATGATCTCACCGCTTTCAAGCTGATGCTCTCCAACAGGTGCAGGGATTTGTACCCCATCTTCACCAATAACGTAGATCTCTGAAGTCTCAAGATCGTAGGCTACCATAGTGCCATCTACTAGCTTACCTTCTACCAAAGCGAAGGCTGCTTTCTTTTCTGCTTCTGTGAAAAGCAAGTTTTTAATTTGCACAAGTGCTTCTTTTGCGTTC